ATCGTTAGTAAAACAAACCTTCTTCTTAAGACAAGCCGCAGAAAGAGCTACCGACCCCGAGTTCAAAGCTTTATGGGAAAGAAAGAAAAGTGAATTATTAGTTAAACATAGAAGAATTTCGATGAATTAATTGTTATAAATATAAGGGTAGATGCCAAAAGGGTCTACATTTTAACCTTGCTATAAACAGGAGGTCACAATGACTATAAATGAGCAAATCTGGAGAGACTTATCTCCATTCACAGTCGGATTCGATAATGTTTTTAATAACTTAGAGAGAGTTCGATCAATACCACAAACCAACTATCCGCCTTACAATATTCGTAAAGGTAAAGTAGAAGATACTTTCCTTATCGAATTAGCTGTCGCTGGATTTAGTGAAGAGGACTTAACTATATCAGTTAAAGAATCCGATCTCACTATTGAAGGAGATATAGGTGATAAAGAGAACGGGTTTATCCATCAAGGAATCTCACAACGAAAATTCAACAGGAACTTTGTTCTAGCTGAAGATGTAATTGTAAAAGGTTCCGATCTTTCTAATGGTATTCTTACCATCTATGTAGAGAGAATAGTTCCTGAAGAAAAGAAAGCTAGAACTATTGCGATTGGTGGTGTTAAGTCATCAGTAAAGAAGCAATTCTTATCTGAATAAATAATATGTATTCATGGGGTGTTAAAAACTTGACACCTCAGAGAATACTGTTATAATAATAGTATGTTTAGAAAACTAAACAATTTTAATAATCAATCGGGAGATAAATATGGGAATTTGGAATAAATTCGTTACTTTCATGGTTGGTGAAGAACCGTCTGGTGAAAGAGCTAGAAGTGAAAAAGGTAGATTTGTAAAAGATGATCCTAAGACAGCTTCAGTAAATGAAGCCTACAAAGATGGAAAAACACCAGTTAAGAAAGCTAGAAAGGTAGCTGTCAAAAAGACAACAGCTAAGAAAACAACAACTAAGGGTCGTGGACGACCTAAAGGTTCAAAAAATAAAGTTAAATGAAGTCGGTCGGTCTTATACAAGTCGTAGCTTCTTTATTCGGTTTGTTTGTAGTAACAAGTCTTTTAGTTGGGTACGATATGTCCCCACTATTTGGAATGTTAAACACACTAACTGGATTCTTTGGGTTACTAGCGTTTGTAGCTATCCTAGGTTATGCCGAAAATAGATAAAGACCTAAATACTCATTATCCGTTATTTGATAGTGGACTCTATACAGAAGTCGTACATCAAAATGGAGAGAAAGCTGTAAAAATCTTAACAGGGGAATATACTGATGTTATTTTTCAATATGGGAAAGTTAATATGATCCCTAGAGAAGAATCAGAGATTCCAACTATAGATTTTGAACGAGCTGTCAGATCGTGTCCTGAAAATTTAAAAGATACGATATCGGAAGATGAAAAATTCAATCAACTTATGAGTAATATACTCATAGAACTACTAGCCAACCAAGGGCTTGAGGAAATAAAACATGGAATATAGTAAAGAGTTTTACAAAAGACTCCAAGAAGAAATAACTGCAGATGAGGGTGAAGTACTTAAAGTATACTTAGATCATCTAGGTTACCCTACAGTAGGTGTAGGACATTTGATTTTAGAATCAGATGATGAGTACAAATTCGGAGAAGGAGAGCCAATCACACAAACTAGATGTGATGAGTTATTCTACAAAGATATTAATATTGTACTAACCGAATGTGAAAGTAGAGATGAATTTAGTTGGGAATCATATCCTGAAGAAGTTAAACTCATTGTAGCTAACATGGCATTCAATCTAGGACTAACTAGATTAACAAAGTTTAAGAAAATGATTTCTGCTTTGAATGAAGGTGACTACAAACAAGCATCAGTCGAAGGTCTAGACTCAAAATGGGCCAAACAGGTTTACAACCGTGCTAAGAGATTAATGAATCGATTACGCGATGTAAGTCAGTAAATAAAATATAGGATATATTATGGAAATAGATAAACAATTAAGAGAAGCTCTTAAGATGAGATATCAAGGTGAGGTGGCAGCTGCTAAGGCTAACATCAGTGTATACATGAAACATCCAGTAGGTATCGGAGAACACTCTGATCTTATTGGTGCTATTGATGAACAACTTGGACTACTAACAACAGCTGAAGAGAAAATCAAAGCGTTAGAAGTACATTATGAACCCGTGAGAGTTTGACAAGAATCAATGTAATCCCTGTAAAGGAACTAACAGATCAACATCTGATCGCTGAGTATCGTGAGATATTCATGATTGGTTCTGCTTTACAAAAATCACTATCATCGCCCAATTGGGATAAGAATCGGATACCTAAAGTATTAACTTTGGGTACTGGTCATGTCATGTTCTTTTATGACAAGGGTCGATATCTGTACAAAAGATATCTTAAGATAAGAGACCAAATGTTAATGAGAGGGTTTAGTCCAGCTCCCGATAGAGGATTCAAGGTCGAACAATGGCCCGTTGAATATTACAAAGACTGGACTCCCACACCTAGGGATGAACAAGTCATTAGAACACGGATAGAAGAAAGAATAAAACAAAAACCAAATTGGTATAGACAGAATGGGAAACCTCTGTTATAATATATTATACACACACTAAAAGACACACATGCATTACTACACAAACATAAAACGATATAAAGATTTCATCCTCGCGAGAGGAGTGAAAAACGGTCAGAAGTACCTCAAACGAGTTAAGTACGAACCAACTCTTTATATTCCCACAAACAAAGAAACACCACATAAATCGATTAGTGGTGAATACTTACAATCAAAGAAGTTCAACTCACCGAGTGACGCTAGACATTGGAAGAAACAATACGACAATACAGGTATTGATATTCATGGTCTGGAACAATGGGAGTATACTTACATCGCGGAATCATTTCCTTCTGATATTGAATTTGATATCAAGAAGATCAATATACTTAACATCGATATAGAGTGTGAGTGTGAGAACGGATTTCCAGAACCAACTGAAGCGGAAGAGAAAGTCAACGCGATAACAATGAAACTCTTTGGACATAAAGAGACTCATGTAATTGGTACAGACAATTTTGATTTCAAAACTGATGATCCAAATGTGATCTATCATAGATGTCATCATGAGAAAGATTTACTTAAAACATTCATGAAAGTTTGGGATGAGTTAGAACCCGATATTATTACAGGGTGGAATGTTGAAACCTTCGACATAGCTTATCTAGTTAATCGTATCTGGAAACTATTTGATTGGAATACAGTTACAAAATTATCACCACACGGATTAATTACATCAAGAGAATGGTTATACATGGGTCAGAAGAAAATGATCTCATACGACATCGCTGGAATATCTATTCTAGATTATCTTGATATGTACAAGAAGTTTACATACATTACACGAGAGACATATCGATTAGATCATGTCGCGGAAGTAGAATTGGGTAAGAAGAAAATTGATTACTCAGAGTTCGGAGCGATGCATCTATTCTATAAGAAAGATTATCAGAAGTTCTTGGACTATAATATTCGTGATACAGAACTGGTTGAAGAACTAGATAACAAGTTACAACTTATGGAGTTAGTTATCACTATGGCTTATCAAGCGAAGTGTAACTTCGCGGATGTATTCGGGTCAGTTAGATATTGGGATTTGATTATCTTTAATTTCTTACGAAAACGAGGACAGGTTCCACCACCAAAGAAGATGGCTCAAGACTCAAGAATTATCGGAGCGTATGTTAAAGAACCTCAAGTAGGTCAACACAAGTGGGTGATGTCATTCGATTTAAATAGTTTGTATCCTCATTTAATCATGCAATACAATATGAGTCCCGACACTTACATGAAGAAGATATTCAATCAAGAGATTAGTGTCAGTAAGATGTTAGACGGTGAAGTGGACCTTAGTATGTTGACTAACACAACAGTAACACCTAATGGTGCTTTGTTTAGGATAGACAAACAGGGGTTCTTACCCGAACTTCTAGAAGAGATGTATGATCAGAGGGTCTTGTTTAAGACTAAGATGATCGAAGAACAAAAGAGATTGGAGACTATTCCTAAAGACGACTTGGTCGCGAGGAAGGAATGTGAGTATTCAATTGTTAAATACCACAACAATCAGATGGTGAGAAAGATTTCACTTAATAGTTGTTACGGAGCTTTAGGTAATCAATACTTCAGATACTTCAACAGAGAGATCGCGGAAGGTATTACTACCTCGGGTCAGTTGAGTATTAAATGGGTAGAGAAAGCGGTTAACAATTATCTAAACAAACTGTTAGATACAGAAGATGACTATGTGATCGCGATCGATACAGATTCGATCTATGTAAGATTTGATGAATTGGTTAACAAAGTCAATCCAAAAAATCCTGTAGATTTCTTAGATACCATCGCGAAAGAGAAATTCGAACCGATGATCAATTCTAACTATGAAGAACTAGCTTCTTACACAAACGCTTATGAGAATAAGATGGAGATGGGTAGAGAGGTTATCGCTGACAAAGGTATCTGGACCGCGAAGAAAAGATACATTCTAAATGTACATGATTCAGAAGGTGTAAGATACAAAACTCCGAAACTTAAGATCATGGGAATCGAGACAGCGAAGTCATCAACACCTATGTGGTGTAGAAAGAAACTAACTGAAGGTATCAGAACATTGATGACTGGTACTGAACAAGATGTGTGGGAGTTCATTGAAGCTTCAAGACTGGAGTTCAATCAATTACCGATAGAAGAAGTATCATTTCCTAGAGGAGTGAGTGATATCAAGAAATATTACAACGCAGCTTCTATCTATAACAAGGGAACACCGATTCATGTTCGAGGTTCACTACTTTACAATAACTATTTGTATAAATACAATATAGACAAGAAATATCCTGTTATACAGAATGGTGAGAAGATAAAGTTTTGTTATATGAAACTACCTAATATAATGAATGAGAATGTTATTTCATTTGTCTCAGCTCTTCCTAAAGAATTCAATTTAGAGGATTATATAGATTACGATTTACAATTCTCAAAATCCTTTGTCGAACCTTTAGGTGTAATTTTAGACAAGATTGGATGGACAACAGAAAAAGTTAGTACCCTCGAATCATTTTTTGGGTAACCCCTTGACAGATCAGAGATCGGTGATATAATAGTAAGTATGACAGAAATAGAATACATCTTTTTATCTTTTCACATGGTAACATGGGTTGGACTGGGGATTTTAACATCCCAAATAAAATCATGGAAACGAGAGATAAGACAACATATAGATTATGACAACAGTCTAAGGGCTTTGAGAAAAGCAGAAAGAAATAAATAAATTATGGAGATAATATACAATGAGTTATTTGAAAAGCTTAATAAAAACAACAGGTAATGAGTTCGCTTCTATCGTAGAAGACGGAGTACAGGCAGCAGATGTAAGTGGTTACATCGATACTGGTTCGTACATCTTTAACGCACTCTTATCTGGTTCAATATATAATGGACTACCTAACAATAAGATCACAGCGTTAGCAGGTGAATCCGCGACAGGTAAAACATTCTTCGCACTAGGAATGTGTAAACAATTCTTAAATGATAATCCCGATTCAGCGGTTATCTATTTCGAATCAGAGAGTGCAATCACAAAAGACATGATCGAAGAAAGAGGAATTGATTCTTCTAGAATCGTAATTGTTCCTGTTACCACAATACAGGAGTTCAGAACTCAATCAATCAAGATTCTTGATCAATATACTAAGGACAAGTCAGACATGAAAATGTGTTTCGTACTTGATTCATTGGGTATGTTATCAACAACTAAAGAGATTGATGACACAGCGTCAGGATCAGAGACCAAAGATATGACTAGAGCACAGTTAGTCAAAGGTACATTCAGAGTTCTAACTCTCAAATTAGGTAGAGCAGGAGTTCCTTTAATTGTAACAAATCATACTTACGATGAAATGGGATTGTTCGCTAAGAAAGTAATGGGTGGAGGATCGGGTCTTAAGTACGCGGCTTCATCAATCATCTTCTTATCTAAGAAGAAAGAGAAAGACGGGAAAGATGTTATCGGTAATATTGTACATTGTAAGAATGAGAAATCAAGACTTACTATTGAAAACAAGATGGTCGATGTAATGTTATCTTACGAGTCTGGATTAGACAGATACTATGGATTACTAGACTTGGCGATCAAGTACGGAGTCTTTAAACAGACATCAACCCGAGTAGAACTACCAGACGGTACAACACAATTTGGTAAAACAATTAATAATAACCCTGAAAAGTATTTCACAACAGATATACTTGATCAACTAAACGAAGCTTCGAAGAAAGAATTTTTATATGGCAACACGACTAGAACAGACGATACTGAAGAATCTGATACAGAATGATGAATTCGTAAGAAAAACTTTACCCTACATTAAGAGTGAATTCTTCCAAGAACGAGACGAAGAATTCCTCTTTAAACAGGTCAGAGATTATTTCTTAAAGTATCAGACACCACCTACACCCGAAGCTCTCATCATTGATATTGATGAGATCGAAGGTATAGATCAACAACTTATATCAGATACAATGGTACTGATACGAGAAATCAAACAAGATACAACACAGACACCAGACGAGTGGTTACTCGATTCAACGGAGAAGTGGTGTAAAGACAGAGCAGTATACAATGGTGTAATGAGTTCCATCGCGATCATTCAAGACAAAGACGGACAGAAGGGTGAGATACCCGAGATTCTAAGAGAAGCTTTATCAGTTTCTTTCGATAGTAATATCGGTCATGATTTTATTGAAGATTGGGATGAAAGATATGAGTTCATGCACAGAGAAGAAGAGAGAGTTCCTTTCGACTTGGACTTAATGAATAAGATCACTAAAGGTGGACTTCCCAATAAAACATTGAATATATGTATGGCAGGTACTGGAGTTGGTAAATCATTATTTATGTGTCACTCAGCGGCTTCATCGTTACTTCGTGGTAAGAATGTATTATACATTACTATGGAGATGGCAGAAGAAAAGATCGCTGAGAGAATTGACGCGAATCTACTAGACATCTCATTAGATCAATTAGGTGATCTACCGAAGATCATGTATGAGAAGAAGATCAATCGAGTCAGAGAAAAGACTAAAGGTAAATTGATCATTAAAGAATATCCAACAGCGACAGCTCATAGTGGACACATTCGACATCTATTACAAGAACTTGATTTAAAGAGAGAGTTCAAACCAGACATCATCTTTATCGATTACCTAAACATCTGTGCTTCGTTCAGAGTAAGACCAGGCAGTAATGTTAATTCGTATACTTACATTAAAAGTATCGCGGAAGAACTTAGAGGACTAGCAGTAGAGTTTGATGTACCGATTATGTCGGCAACACAGACAAACAGAACTGGTTTTGTATCTACCGATGTAGGACTAGAAGATACTTCAGAATCATTCGGGTTACCCGCGACAGCAGACTTTATGTTCGCTTTGATATCTACAGAAGATTTAGAAGAACTAGATCAGATCATGGTCAAACAGTTAAAGAATCGATATAACGATCCTTCGTTTCATAAGAGATTCGTATTGGGTGTTGATAGATCGAAGATGAGACTATACGATTGTGAACAATCAGCTCAAGATGAGTTAGTAGATATTGGACCAATCATGGACCAAACTGATACAGGTAAACGAATCAAATCAGAGAATACACAGAGTTTTAAATATTAATATGGAATGTTATCATTGTAATGAAGAATTGGTATGGGGTGGTGACCACGATATCGAAGACGAAAAAGGTCAAGTAATCGGATTGGAAACTAACTTAAGTTGTTCAAAATGTGACTCAGATGTAATAGTCTATTTACCAAAAGATATGATTAGATCAGCTTTAGGGTTGACATAGGGTGTACACTTATGGTATACTTACAGTATGGAAAATAAAAGAATAAAACAAATTTTTCTAGATATGGACGGAGTCCTAACCGACTTTGAAGGTAAATGTTCTGAAATGTTAGGTAAAGAAGTGTGGAATGATGACGCAGGTCATAATACATACGACCTTCATAAAAAAGAATTGACAGCTAGACATATGTTCAGAAAAATGGACCCTCTACCCGATGCGTGGAAGTTGGCTGATTGGTGTTTAAATTCAGGTATTCATACCGAAATATTAACAGCGGCTGGAACCATCAATAGAGAGATTGTCGTTAGAGACAAGATTGAATGGCTCAAAGAACATATCAATCCTCATTGGACTATAATTCCAACATTCAAAGGTAGTCAGAAAGCGGCGTTTGCTCATAAGAAAGCTGTTCTGATCGATGACAGAGATAAAAATATAGATTGTTGGGTAAAAGCTGGTGGAATAGGAATTCTACACACTTCAGCCGAAGATACTATAAATAAGTTAAATGAACTCATCAGTTAAAGATAAGGGGACTATCAAATCAAAGTCCCTTGTCGAACTTCTAAGACATAAAGTCGACTTGAAGAAAGAACTCATTGTCCTAAAAAAAGGACACGAGAACGAAAAACACCAAAAAGAACTGGTGGAATCTATCGAAGAGATAGAGGTGTTCTTATCCCAACATAGAATTCAAAAATAGTATTGACATAAATACTACTTATGAAGACCTTCCTCGTACAAATCAAAGAAGAACATACAATTGACGCTACTAACAGTCTTGGACATCCAGTAGGATACGATAACGCCAGAAAGAAACAATTACTAATACCCTTTCCAGATTATGAAATGATTAATCTAGAAGATTGGATGGGAATGTCCTATCCTAAAAATTCTTCACACGAAGTCAAAAATGAATTAAAGTTCTTAGCGTCAGAGATAGACCAAAGAACTGATTGGGAAGACGAAATGATCGAGTATGACAAAGAAGTCATGACCCCATTCATAGACTACGCTGATGAGTATGGAATAGAACTTGATATGACTAGGGTAGAAGACTTGATTGATCAGTCCGCTCCAATCATATTAATACTTAAAAAACACTACAATCGTCCTAGACCAGCAGTACTAGCTAAACATCTAGGTCTACCACTAACCAATTACCCCTTAAAGACGGCTAACACCCCATCGTATCCTTCAGGACATGCTGTCCAAGGTCGACTAACTGCTAAGTTATTAGCTGACATGATGCCTATAGAACATACAAATAATGTATTAGAGATTGGTAAAAGAATAGGACTCAGTAGACAGGTCGCTGGAGCTCATTATCCTTCTGATACCATATTTGGTATTAGACTTGGAGATGAACTCTACAGACTATCTAAGACCTCGATGGAACCCGATTTAACATTAGAATCATTAAAAGAATCATTAGACTATAAGAATCAAGAAGAAACCGAATTTGGTATAGATGTTGTAGCGGATATTGACAAACAAATAGGGTCAGTTAGTGGTGAAGTATCAAGTGATGATCGAGCAGGTAAAAAAACAAATAGTAAGAAAATTGGTGTACAAATACTTCTCAAAGCGAACGAGAGGACAAAATTTGTCAATCTAGCTAACGACATCGTTAAGGCTGATCCAGATTTATCGGTAGAAGACCCTACAGGTTCAAGAACAACCAAAGATTTCGCATTCATACATAAAGGTCTAAACAAAAAAATCTATGTAACAACAAGACCCGACAGTAAACGAGGTGGTGGTGCTAAAGCTGACCCCAATGAACTAATGTGTGCCGCGTTATGTACAATGAGTTCAATACCGACAATAAACACAATAGAAGACATGGACGCTTTAATTTTAAAAGTACAGGGTGTTATTGACTCAGCTAAAGTTATCGGTTATACTCAATTAGAAGTAGAAGCCATGGACAAAGATTACGATAATTTATGTAAAGCTGTCTCAGCCGCTGAAGCGATACCCACAAAATATCTTGGTGCCGATAAAGTATATTTAACTGGTAAGGCTTGGAGTGATGATGTTAAACAATTTCAAGTTACAAAATATGGTATGAAAGATTTCAACGCTTCAGATTTTATTATCAAGAAGGGTAAAAATTATTGTGGTATCTCATTAAAGAAAAAGAAAAGTAGTACTACAGGTGACCCGACATTAATCAATAAGGGGTTCACAACATTACTTCAAGGTAGTACCTTCGATACAGTTAGAGATGATTTAGATGATGCTTCGTATATATTTTACAGTAAAGTTATTAAAGTAGCTCAAAGATTCCAACAACTTAGACCGAAGATAGCTGTAGATGGAGATGGTAATCCGTGGTTAACTCCAGCGTTGATGAAAAAACTTGGAAAAAAGGCTAAGAATCTATCCAAGACAAATTGGAAGACCTTTGTAACAGGACTACCAAACGAACTCATTAATTATCAATTAAAAAAATCAAGATCATTATTTAAACCGATGGCGGATGTTATAGAAGATAACGCTGACTTGTTCGCTGATACATTAATAAAATTAATACTCAAAACAGAATTGAAAGAATTACAAAAAGTTCATTTTGATTTCGCGTTGGTTACAGGTATTGGTAGAGTGTTGAAGAGTGGTCTAAAAATAGAAAAAGGTGACTACAACGATGTAGATACAATGACTACTAAATTGGATGAGCTTTTTAAGACAGGTAAACCCAACATGACATTAGACAAAAGGAAAATTCAAGCGTTTGATAAAAATTCTACAGCGGCGATGTTATACATGAATTTATCTGTTGGTTCTAATCCAGTATGTGATGTCACATTAAGATACAAAGGAAATTTCGCGTCTTCACCTAGTTTTCTAGCTACATTCTCAAAAGACTTTAAGGACTCATTAAAATAATGGAATTTCTAAAAGAAGCAGCGGGTAAAAATCTACACTTAGAACATCTTGAAGATGAGATTCTAAACTTTGGTATCGCTGGTGGTAGAGGAGCAATTCAATTTCTACAATCACTTCGAGATATGTTCAAAGGTGGTTCAGGTAGTAAACTAAATGTAACAGTTAAATGGGATGGAGCTCCAGCGATATTCGCGGGTCCACATCCCGAGACAGGTAAATTCTTTGTCGCGAAGAAATCCCTGTTCAGAAAGAACCAAGACCCGAAACCATATTATCACTCATACGAAGACATAGACGCGGACACTGATGGAGTGTTGAATAGTAAAATGAAAATATGTTTAGATCAGTTTAGTAAACTTGGTATGACAGAGATACTTCAAGGTGACTTGATGTTTACAGATGATACAAGTAATAAAGTTATAGACGGAATTAATCACATCACATTTCAACCGAATACAATACTATACGCTGTTGAATCCGATTCAAAGATTGGTAGAGAGATAAAGAACGCGAAGATCGGTATAGTTTGGCATACAACATACAAGGGTAATACTGTAGAAGGATTAAGAGCTTCTTTTGGGGCTACTTTACCAAATAAATCCTCGAGGGTTTGGCAAGACGACGCGACTTACAGAGATGTATCGGGTAAAGCGACATTCACTTCATCAGAAACAGTTAAAGTTAATAAACTCTTATCAACAGCGGGTAAACAATTTCATAAAATCAACTCGGGGTCATTCAATAAATTTCTGAAATGGCAAGATGGGTTAGGTTCATCAGCCGTAGGGTCTGGGTTTAAAACTTATCTAAATACATACACAAGGGCTGGAAAAGTATTACCAAGAGGTAAAGACGCGGTTAAGTTATATCAACTTCATTTCACTAAATGGTGGAAAAAGAATAAATCCGAAAGTCCAGTACAACAATCTAAACTAAGAGAACATCTAAAGGTGATTAATAGTTCAGTAAAGACTTTAGAACAAGTAGTAGACTTTATGAGATTTTTAATAGAAGCTAAACTAATGATTGTAAAGAAAATGGACTCAGCTACAGGTATAGCTAAGACCTTCGTCAAGACAGATCAAGGATTAAAAGTAGTAGCCCCCGAAGGATATGTCGCGATTGACAGAGATGGGGAAGCGGTTAAAATAGTAGATAAGATGGAATTCTCATTTAATAACTTTACTGTAGCTAAGAACTGGGATAAATAGTACTATGGACGAAAGAAAACAACCACAAGACAAGCATGTTGATGATGTTGACGGAACACAACCTAAGAAGTACTATAAAGGTTTGAGTAAGAAAGACAAGGAAGATAGGGCTCAACACTTTAAGAAGGGTAGTAAGAAACCAGCACCAGGTGATGATGAGGTGAAGACTAAACCAAGTAAACATACACTCAAATTTAAAAAGATGTTTGGTGAAGGTGACGCTGATAAGTCATTGAATGATAAGTCAAAGAAGTCTGGAATTCCTGTAGGAATACTCAAACAAGTATTCAAGAGAGGTGTTAAGGCTTGGCAGACAGGTCATAGACCAGGCACTACAGCAGTACAATGGGGACACGCTAGAGTCAATTCCTTTATCACTAAAGGGAAAGGAACTTGGGGTGGAGCCGATAAAGATTTAGCTGGAAAGGTATAATGATAAAGAAACTTAAAACATTTGCGGACTTCGCATTACCTTCATATCCAGCACAGAATGAACCATCAGAAGATGATGGAAATTGGATTACAGGAGACCCACCTAAAGGTCATGTATGGAATAGTTCTAATAGTGCTGGTGAAAATATAGAAGATATGAAAAAACAAGTAAAAAAGGATAGAAAGTAATGAAAACATTTTTAGAACATATAGATTTTGGATTGTACGAGGGTAAGCATGTACCTTTAGATAGTCCTATGGTAAGAGTAGAAGAAGACGAGGATAAAGAACTCAACAAACCTAAACAAGGTGGTGCTAAGAAGTACTATGTTTATGTTAAAGACGGTGATAAAATCAAGAAAGTCTCATTCGGAGCAGCTGGTGGTGGAGCGAATCTTAAAGTTAAGATAAGTGATCCTGAAGCTAGAAAGAACTTTGCAGCGAGACATAATTGTGATACAGCGAATGACAAGTTATCTGCTAGATATTGGAGTTGTAGACTTCCACAATACGCGAAAGAGTTAGGACTAAAGGGTGGCGGAAGTTTCTTCTGGTAAACCTTACATAGACGAGGGTGATATTAGAACATTCTATTCTAATGTAAAGAGTGACGATTTAGTTTGGCACAGAGATTTACAGAACAGAAAAATTACAGTATTAGAAGGACAGGGATGGCAGTTTCAATTCAACGGTAGTCTACCAATGGAGTTGAAAGAAGACAGTAGATTTATGATACCTCATGGTATGTATCATAGAGTAATAAGAGGAAAAACTAAATTAGTTTTACGAGTAGAGAAAATATGAGTACAAGAGATCAAGACAATTTTATAGCTTTAGCCGCTAAAGGTTTTAAAGCCATGGCGAAAGATGTAGCTAAGTTTGATAAAGAGTTAGAGAAATTGGCCAAGGATGCTACTACATACGCGAAGAGGGGTTATCTAACATTCATGAACTTCTTTCAGAAGTTAAATGACGGTGATAAGTTAGCGTTAGCTGGTGAACTATCGTACTATACTAAACAAAAAGATAAGACAATAGAATTGATGTTAAAGTATAAGTATGAGTCAACAGAACTCAAACAATTCAATCAATTGGTAGAAGGTAAAGACAACGGAGCTACATTTACATACGGTAGATTCAATCCCCCAACAGTCGGTCACATGAAATTAGCAGCGAAGATGAAAGCTATCTCGAAGGGACATGATGTTTTGATATACACTTCTCATACCACAGACAAGAAAAAGAATCCCCTAACAAACAGAGAGATACAAAAGTTTATGACCCCTATGTTACCAAGTGGTATTTCCATAGTTGACACACAAGCGAGAACAGTATTTGATGTTGTAGTATCACTCTATGACAAAGGATACAGGAATATACAGATGGTTGTCGGTTCAGATAGGATTGTGGAATTCGATAAGTTATT